ATCATAGTAAGATGACTTTATCTGAAGTGGAAAAAGTTAAAAAAATGGTGGTGGTACGAGATAGTTTTATTAAAAAACCAGAATACAATCCAACATTCGGTTCCACATACCAAAGAGTAAAGGCAAGGGGGAAAGTTATTTGTGGTACAAATATCGACTTTCTAGGGTTCTCAGTATTACGAGAAGAGCCTGTAGGATTTGATGTAGATATTTGTCGTGCAGTCGCCGCAGCAATGTTCGGTGATGCAAAAGCAATTGAATTCATTGCAACAAATGGAAAGACACGATTTGAATTTTTGAGAGATGGAACTATTGATGTTCTTTCAGCAGCCACTACTTATACCTTTACCCGAAATGTAATTAAAAAACTTGAGTTTCTACCAACAACATATTATGATGGTCAGGGATTCATTGTAAGAAAAACACTTGGTGTATCTTCTGCTAAACAACTAGAGGGTGCAAAGATTTGTTTCAGTAGTACTGGAACTGGTGCAAAAAATATTGCAGATTTCTTCACAAAACATGAAATAAATTATATTCCTATTCCTGTACCACCAGACAAGAATGCTAAAAATATATATCTGGCTGGTGATTGTGATATGTATGGTACTGATATGTCTGGTCTTGCATCTAACAGATTAGGTTTCAAAGAGCCCGATAGACATATGATACTTCCAGAACTTATCTCCAAAGAACCATTGGGACCTGTTGTAAAGTATGGAGATCAACAATGGTCTGACATAGTAAGATGGTCAGTATTTGTTCTATTCATTGCAGAAGAAATGGGCATCAACTCAAAGAATATAGATTCATTTATAGAGAACATAGACCCAAACATTCAACGATTTATGGGCGAAAAGAATGGAGCAGACCATCCCAATCTTGGAGCTAAGTTTGGATTGGATGCAGGTTGGTCATATAATATTATTAAACATGTTGGGAATTACAAAGAGATTTATGACCGTAACATCAAGAATAAATTAGGATTAGATAGAGGTCTTAATAAGTTATATTCGGATGGTGGGCTGTTATATGCACCACCACTAAAATAATGTATAACAAGATGGGTGGGAAGAAAAATATATTCAACAACGTACCAGAAGATAGAACTGCTGTTGATAACATTTTTAGATTAAATGTCTCCAATCAGATGAGACTGAATCAGATGGCTGACCAAAAGGCCAACATAATGATTACAGTTTCGGCGATTGTATTCTCGGTTACGGTTGCAGAATTAGATAATCCTGCAATGAAATATCCATTGATGTTTTTTGCAGTTTGTTGTATCATATCATTATTGTGTGCAATAATAGCAATAATACCCAATACTGATTATCCAAAAGATGAAGATGGAAATTTAGATAAGACATCACCATACTTTGAGCCACTTTATTTTGGACATTTCTCTCAGATGGATTTGGAAGAATATAAAGAGAGTTATGCAGAAACATTAATGACTGATGACACAATATATGATGCATTAGCTAATGAAATGTATACTAGTGGTAAGACTCTTTCGCATGTTAAGTATAGGTGGATACGGTGGTCTTATACATCATTTCTTTTTGGTATGCTTGGTGCAATGGTGATATTTATATTAGACCTTACCATCTTTATGAGTTTTACAACAATAGTAAAAGAACAATTTGGGTGGAATGGCATAGTTTGGCAAAATTTCAGAGAAGGTTTTTGTGAGTTGTTCATTAGGTGCAGACTTAGTAATTTATAAATAGTTTAAACATTAGAGGAATACAATGGCAGAAGAAGAATTAGTCGATTTTGGATTTAGTGCTGTAACAGCAGATGAATACGATAGAGACAATACCGATGGAGAAAACACAGGAAGTGGTGGTTCTGCTAGTCCAGATGCATTAGCATCAATGGACGCTAAGATAGAACAGATCATGTCTACCTTAGCCGCACAGAAAGATTTACCAAGTCCTGATTTTGGAGCTAGTGTAAGTGTTGGTAATGAAACTCTTAGTGAAAAATTAAATGAAGTCGAATTGAAGATAGACAAAATTTTATCCTTAGAACAAGACGAAGAACGTGCTCAAACAACAGCGGATATTCTTTCTCAATTGAATGATGCTACAGGTGAATCACGTACATCATCTAAAAAGTCAGGAGAAGTAGTAGGTAAACAAGATGAGATCATGAAGTTCTTAGAGAGTATGTCTCCAAAGATTGACAAAATTCTCAAACTAGAAAGTCTTGAAAGCCTGTTAGAAGGAACATCAGGAAAGTTAGATAGTTTGACGGCATCTCAAGTACAATCTGTTACTGCTGAACCACCAGACTTAACTCCAATTATGGATAAACTTGAATGGTTAGATAAAGATGTACAGAAGATTCTAAAGATGGAACAGTTAGAAGCAGTTCAGAGTCTTCAAAAATCTTCACAAGATATGAGTACTGTAGTAAGAGAGATCGAGGAGCGAAAGAAAGACCTGAGTAAAACATATAAAGCACGTATGCTAGCAGTAGAAAAATTGGTTCTACCATTGATCGCTAATCTTCAAAAGGATGGTGAAACTAAGGAATATATTAAATGGCCTAACAGAACAGCAATCCTTGAATCACACAAAGACAAAATATTAACTGTAACGAGGTCTGACATATGAAATTTGGAGATTTTAGACATACTATTTTGGAGGGTGTATATGACCCAGGTATCTTTAAAGCGTTCTTCCTTGCTGGTGGAGCGGGTTCCGGTAAATCATATTCTGCAGAGAAAGCAACAGGTTCGAGACCAGGCAAATTTTCGTGGATTGATGACAGGAAAAAACTCAAGCCGGGCAAAACGGGTCCATTTGGGTTAAAGGTAGTCAATTCCGATGAGCAATTAGAATTTGGTCTCATGAAAGCTAAACTACATTCCAATATGTCCATATATACCCCAGATGAACTAGCAACAAAAGAATTGATTCGAAAAGACGCCAAAGAAGTGACCTTAAAAAAAGAGGCTGGATGGGTTCAAGGAAGACTTGGATTGATCATCGATGGTACAGCAAAAGACCCAAGCAAGATTGCTAGAAAGAAACATCAACTAGAACAAATTGGTTATGATTGTTACATGATATTTGTTGATACTTCACTTGATGTTGCACTTCAACAAAATTCTACAAGATCTCGTAAATTAGATGATGAAATAGTACGTCTCACTCATGATGAAGTACAGAGAAGTAAGAAACGACTCAATAATATTTTTGGTAAGAGTTTTATAGAAATAGTAAATAATAGAGCGGGAGAGGGTATATTCAATAAAGCCTTTAATTCCGTGAATAGGATAATATCACGTGCTCCTAATGATGCAAGAGCGAGAGCATGGATAGCAAATGAATTAGAGAAGAAAAAGAAGGGTGATAGAGGAAAGACTTGACATTCTACTTTTTCGTGATATAATTAAGTATGAGTTTATTTACCGATCAAAAATATGTGGGACTACTCTCACCTCGCTTAGACCTATTAAAACAAGTACGGCCCAATCTCTGGAATTCACGTTGTCCTATATGTGGTGATTCCTCTAAGAATAGATCTAAAAAACGTTTATACATTTACCTAAAAAAACAAGAGTTAATCGTAAAATGTCATAATTGTGGTTATGGTGCGTCATTGGGTAATTTTATAAAACATTTAGATCCTCACTTATATGGCCAATATGTTTTAGATAGATACGGTGAAGGGGTATCTACCCATAGGGGAGTGAAAAAACCAGAATTTAAATTCAAAACCCCAAAGTTTAAACCTAGACCAACTACTATAGATTTACCATCTATAGGTTCTCTTACGAATACCCATCACGCCCGATTATTTTATGAGGGTAGAAAGATACCAAACACTTTCTTGGAGAAGGTTTTTTATGCTGAAGACTTTAGAAAATGGGCAATGTCAGTATCCAAAATTGATTATTCGAATTTGGGTAGAGGAGAACCAAGAATGGTTATTCCTTTTTATGATACAGAAGGAAAATTAATTGCTGCTCAAGGTAGAGCGTTGGGTAGTCATGAACTCCGATATATTACCATTAAAGTTACTGAAGAGAGTACTAAAGTTTATGGGTTAGAACGATGGAATTCCAAAGAGACTACATATATTGTAGAAGGCCCAATTGATTCAATGTTCCTTCCTAATTGCCTAGCAGTCGCAGGTGGTGATCTTCAATCAATAAAACTAGATAAGAAACAGTGTGTATTAATATTCGACAATGAACCGAGGAATGAACATACTGTTAAGAAATTGATGCGTGCCATCAATGATGGGTGGAACGTTGTTGTTTGGCCCAAAATAAAAATATTCAAAGATATTAATGATTTAATTATTGATACAATGACAACTGATGAGATTCTTGAAATGATAAATAAAAACACTATGAATGGATTAGAAGCAGATTGGGCAGCAAGGGGGTGGAGAAATGTCCAGTGAAAATATAAAGATCCACGAACATGGATTTGTAAAACTTCTAGATACAATGGGTAATGATGAAGAGGTAGAGAACTCTGCTCGTATTAGTTATGGAGAAGGAACAAGAAAGGTAAATCAAACGCGGAATCTTATCCGTTACCTAATGAGACACAAACACACCTCACCCTTTGAGATGTGTGAAGTCAAGTTCCATATCAAATTACCAATCTTTATTATGCGCCAATTAGTTCGCCATAGGACGGCAAACTTGAATGAGTACTCTGGTAGGTACTCAGTTATGTCAGATGATTTTTATTTTCCAAAAGGTAAAGATATTAAATCTCAATCTACTACAAATAAACAAGGTAGAGAAGAGACAGAATTACCAAATCCAGGAGAAATTGAATTTGAAATATATAGAATTTTAGATGGTGCTAAAACTGCATATGGAAATTTAATTGACTGGGATGTGGCTAGAGAATTAGCAAGAATAGTTTTACCTGTATCCAATTATACTGAAGTCATATGGAAAATTGATCTCCATAATTTTTTCCATTTTTATAAATTAAGAAGTAATTCCCATGCACAACAAGAAATACAAGACTACGCTAATGTGATGTATGATCTTGTGAAACCATATTTTCCTATATGCTGTGAGGCTTTCGAAGATTATGTACTTAACTCTTGTACTTTCTCCTCAGAAGAGATGAAAATAATAAAGGATAATCTTGATGGTAGCTGGACAATGAATGATTATGAATTATCAGACCGAGAATCACAAGAATTTTTAGAAAAAATTAGCAACAAAGAAGGGTAATAGAAAAATGACTGAAGACAATTATGTGTTTGAAAATGATTTGGCTGAATTTGTATATATGCGCACGTATTCCAGATGGACAGATGAAAAGGATCGAAGAGAGACATGGGAAGAAACTGTTGATAGAGTAGTAACATTCTTCAAAAAAGTTAGTAAAAATAAACTAAAAAAATCGGACTACGAAGCAATTCACCAAAACATTCATGGAATGCATGTAATGCCCTCTATGCGTTTGATGTGGACAGCGGGAAAACCTGCTGAGTTGAACAATGTAGCAATTTATAATTGTTCCACAGTACCTATTGATACACTACATTCTTTTGCTGAAGTTTATTTCTTGCTAATGAGTGGTTGTGGTGTAGGTATTGATGTTTCCAGAAGATACATTGAAAAACTACCAAAAGTAAAAAAATTGAATGGTGAAACAAAAACTATTGTATTCGAAGATTCAAAAGAAGGTTGGGCATTAGGTACATTGGAATGTTGTCAAGCAATGTGGGATGGTTATGCCATTGAATGGGATCTATCAAAACTAAGACCACAAGGAGCGAGACTTAAAACTTTTGGTGGTAGATCATCCGGCCCTGGCCCATTGGATGAAACGTTACATTTTATCAAGCACATGGCAGAGGCACATAGAGATCGTAGGTTAAGTTCATTGAACGCTTTTGACATTGTAACTAAAATTGCTGCGAGTGTGGTTGTCGGTGGTGTTAGACGTTCATCTATTATTACTCTATCTGATCTCTATGATGTTGGAATGAGAGATGCTAAACAGGGACAATTTTGGCACACAAATAGTCACAGAGCTATGAGTAACAATAGTGCTATATATGATGAAAAACCATCTTCTGTTGAGTTTATGAAAGAGTGGTTAGCCCTTGCTCAAAGTGGTACTGGTGAACGTGGAATATTCAATCGAAGTTCAATTAATAATCTTATTCCAAAAAGAAGACGTAAGAGAAATGATTGGACGACTAACCCATGTGGTGAGATTATCTTACGTCCTAGAGGGTTCTGTAACCTCTCAGAAGTAGTTGTGCGTGCAGATGACACTCTTGAGACATTGATGGAGAAGATACGAATTGCGACTATGATTGGAACAATACAATCCTCAATGACCGATTTTACTCTTTTGAATGACTTACATGGTGATTGGAAAAAGAACGCAGAAGAAGAAAGATTATTGGGTGTATCTCTCACAGGACAAATGGATAATCCAGATATCCTAACTCCAGAGAACTTACAGTCATTAAGAGATTATTCAATAGGAGTAAACGTAGAAATAGCAGAACGATTAAAAATAAATCGAAGTGTTTCTATTACTACTACTAAACCTTCAGGTACAGCATCTATCTTAGTTAATTCTGCTTCTGGATTTCATCCACGATTTGCGGAGTACTATATACGAAGAGTAAGGATATCTGCTACTGATCCTCTTTATAAAATGATGAAAGAGCAAAACGTTACCTTTTATCCTGAGGTAGGACAACCAGAAGAAACAGCACTAACATGGGTAGTTGAGTTTCCAGTAAAAGCACCCGAAGGTTCTATACTAGTAAAAGATGTTACTGCTATAGATCAATTAAAGCAATGGTTGAAGATCAAGCATAATTATACTGAACATACAGTATCAGCAACCATATATGTAAATGCTGATGAATGGTTTAAAATAGGTAATTTTGTATATGAAAATTTTGATGATATAGTGGGGGTAAGTTTTCTACCGAAAAATGATCACATATATCAATTAGCACCCTATGAAGAAATTGATGAAGCAACTTATAACAGTATGGCTAAAGTTTTTCCAAAAATTGATTATTCTCAATTATCTAGATTTGAAACAGAAGACCAAACTACAGGGGCTCAGACAGTTGCTTGCTCAGGTGATTCATGTGAAATTATATAAATATTATAAAGAAACTCTGAACGATAAAGGTACAAACAATGAGATACTCACTCGATGATAACTGGATGGATGAGGATAATGCACTAGATTGTGCATCAGCCACTTTTCAACCACTACATAGTACTAATGGAGCCCAAGATATAAATGATATTTTTAGAACAAAATTCTTCTTACGCTTAAGTGTTTGCAGTTTGTACGAACCAGCAGTATTAATAACAGAAGAACGATCTGAGGAAGGAAATGTGTGCAAAATACAATACGGTTAGGCAGGCGAGTAAATTTCAATAAGAATGAGTGGATTAATTCACGATTACAGAATGCTGATTGGAAAATTCAATACAATGAATTTGGAATGAAAACAGAAGCAGAAGCTATTAGTAAAGCACTTAGTGAATATACTGGATTAGCAGAAAGTGTTTTTCCATGTAGTATTGGTCTACCTAAACCTAAAGATTTAAAAATATGGTTTGGTGATAGATTATTATGGAATTATGTACAGATACAAAGATTGCCTACTAGTCGAGAGTTACTAGAGCAAATTGGGTCTGATAAACACTCTAATTGGAAAGTAAAATAACTATATGCCTGTAAATATAGTCTGGGAAGATGGAGATGCTACGGTATCTATATTATGCGATGGATGTGATAAGGAATATATAATTATATCAAAAGATACTACAGGGTTAGAAATGTGCTCTTTTTGTGGACATTACCTTGAAGTAGACAGCGAAACAGGAGAAACTAGTGAAGCAGAAGAAAATAGCTGGGATTGATTACTCGTTAACTTCACCTGCAGTATGTGTATATAAGGAAGAAAATGGTGGACATTTTGATTTTGATGGGTGTGTGTTACATTATCTATGTAATAACAAAAAACAACAACAACTTTCCGCCGGGTACGGGTTAGGTAATATAAAAGCTGAACTCTATCCTGAATGGGAAACCGCAGAGGAGAGACAGGATGCTCTTTCCTCTTGGGCTTTATCGTTAATACAAGGTTGTGATAAAGTTTATATTGAAGGATATGCTTTTGCTGCGTCTGGAATATCTCATGTACGTTCAATAGCAGAAAATACTGGACTACTAAAGCACAAAATGTGGAAACAGGGAATGCACTTTACGAATATCCCACCTACTGTAATCAAGAAGTTTGCAACCGGTAAAGGTACTGCAAATAAAGATGTGATGTATGAATCATTCATAATGGAATCACATACTCCTACTGACCTCAAAGAACAATTAACTCCTAGAGCAACAAAAGTAAAAAATCCGATTTCTGATCTCGTGGATGCGTATTTTATCACAAAATGTGGTGTAGAAGGAATGATGTGAATAAGAAAGAGAGAAAATCTATAGCTAATGACAAATATTACGAGAAGAACAAAGAACGTCTTGCTGAGAAATGGAAAAACGATGAACTACGAAAAGAGAAATTGAAAGTATATTATCAAAAAAACAAAGAGATTATTCTTGAGAGGGCACGTGAATGGCACAAAATAAACAAGAAAGCAAAATTAACAGTAGTAGAACCAAAAAAATCTAAGATATTACCGTCTTGGATAGTCAATAAGGAAAAGAGATGAATATTAAACACCACAAAGAAATCTTGCCGTTGACAACCAAAGTACACATCACTGGGAATTATGTTATTCGAAAATTTATAGACGATAGCGGAAATTACTTGATCATAGATACTTATGGTGATTTTCTAGTATTAGATAAGTCAGCAGCAGGAGATTTACTTTCAGCAATTTGGCACGACAACTCTACAGTCGAAGACGTATATCCAACATTTTTAAATTAGGAGGATGAATGAGTAATATATGGGTAGAATGGAATAGTCATCAAGATAAAAAGAATTTGCTAATAGAAGCTGACTCCACATACATTCAAAGAAGATTCTTTGATATCCCCGCAGACGCACATAAATTTGCCGCACAAATGAATAAGCAAGGTTATTTCGCAGAAATCAAGCGAGATGGTGAATTAAATTAGATAAAAACATCACTGTATAGTATTGATATTATAAGATTTTCTTTGAATGTACCAATTATTTTAGTGATTTCCCCAATAGTATCAACGACTTATAAACACTTGACTTCCTGAGCTACCCATGATAAAATGGTCCTTAGGGATTGGGAAATGTTTCCCAATTTCAATCCTAATAATGAGGAATGATTATGGTTAAAGAAGAATTTGTCGCTAGTATTCTCGCCAAGAGGGCAGAGAAAAAATTGAACGACTATGTAGAGGAAGTTCTTGTAGGTCTGAGTGAGAAAGATCTTAACGGAAAAATTGGAGAAGAAGATGAAATCTTTGACTTCAGGGTTACGGATAAGTCCTAATTTCAATCCTAATAATGAGAAATGATTATGAATGAATGCTATGTGTTTGATGGAGATGGTCGTTTTACTGGTCAGGTAATAGATATGACACAGAAACCAGAGATTAGAGAGACACCAAAGATAAGACCAACAATATCTACAAATACGATGTTGAGGTACAATATCTTATTGGAAGCCTTTACCAAGACTAGACGAGATTGGTGACTCATTAGGGATTACCCAAATGAGTCAAAACGACCATACGGTTTTCATACGATAATAAGGTTCAAGTGAGTGGGGAATGTTCCCCGATTTTAATCCTAAAATAATGGATGATTATGAATGATTATGAAAAAGTGAAGATAGAGATAAACGAATCCATAACCTCTGATAATTTCAAAGAACATCTACGAAAAAATTATCATAATTCCTATGAAGAATATGAATCTGATACTAGACATATTGATTTAGATTCATATTATGAAAAGAGGAGTATCCCAATTAATCAACTAGTCCCAAAGGGTATGACCATCAAAGAGTATTTCGGAAGGGAGCAGAGGCTCCTAAGAGGTGAAAATATCAGTTACGTAAAGTTCGATAAAGATGGATATCAATGATTAAAGAGTGAGGGAAGAATGAGGTGAATACCGCCTGGCTCATGGAAATGTTTACCCCACAGGTAAGATAGTGGGAAAGAAAAAAGGTGCGACCCGCCGCCATGACATTCACTCTGAAAAAAGTTTTTATAAACACTTGACTTCTTGAGCTACCTGTGATATAATGGTCCATGAAGGTAGGGGATTAACCCCTTCCAACAAACCTCAAAAGAGATTGATTATGAAAAAAGATAACATAGAAGAACATGATTGGAATCCAGAATTTCCAGCTGAAAAAATTCACATAGAGTTTCTAAAAGAATGGCTTGACGAAAAAGATGTGATAATCGCGAGAAAAGATGTGATAATCGCGAGACTTGAAAAAGAACTTAAAAACTTTATATAAACACTTGACTTTCTGACCTACCCATGATATAATGGTCCATGAAGGTTAGGGATTAACCCTTTCCAACAAACCTCAAAAGAGATTGACTATGACAGCCAAAGAAAAAAACAAGTTAACAATGTTAAAACTTTTAAAATCTCGTAAGAAGAAAGAGAATTCAAAGAAAAGAATTTTGAACGACTATATACGATTCACCATTATGAGTGTGGACGTAAACTCTGATAATTCATTTTACGAGTAATATGAAAATTGATAGACTTAAAAAGATTGAAAAAAGAGTAGAAGGAATGTTGATTGAGAATAGGCTGAGTGAACTCAGAGATACTATGAGAACCTTAGAGACTGTTGAGACTACCTTAGAGAGTCTCAGAGAAACCAAGTGGACTCTGGTAAAGGAACTCAAGGAACTGGGGCACGACTTCAGTGCCACCGCTGAGGGTATGGATATAGTACTGTCTTCCTCACCATCTTTTAATTGGAGTTGATTATGAAAGAAAAATTCGGAAGATTAGTCATTGATTTAAGTTTAAACAGAAGCTTAGAAGAACTGGTCGCTTCATATTGGGAAGCTCAATATGCTGGACTGGATATGAAGAAAAAAACACATACCGATTTTTATGTGTTGGAAAACTACCTTTGCGATATGGGGGCATTATGAGTCATATATTCATGGCGGATAACATTGATTTAAGTTTAAACAGAAGTTTAAAAGAAATGATTGACTATAAACCCTTGACTTCCTGACCGTTTTGCTGTATAATGGTCCATGAAGGTTAGGGATTAACCCTTTCCAACAAACCTCAAAAGAGATTGACTATGAAAATTAATTTGAGTTTAAACAAAGAGTATAATGGAATTCATGCAAGAAGAAGAAGTATGAAATCATTGACTGCTTCTTATTGGGAAGTAATGAAAAAGTTAGAAACAGCTTATGGTCATATGGAGAACGTTAAAACATTTGGTTTTTGTGTTCTAGAGGCTGATGAAATCGAAAAAGTTGGAATTAATAGTAAAGACTTTTACGGGTTAGCTTGGTATTTAGAAGATGCTGGAGTGAGGGTATGAAAATAGTGTCAACTAAACAATTCTGGTGGAGGTTTAATTACCTCAAACGAAACGGTGGAGTAATAACCGTAACTGATAGAACACCAGAGATGGATGTGAAAGAATACAACAGAATAGAATCACTAGTGAACAAACGTGTTCGCTGGGAACTTGGTTCAGAAAATTTTATGAAGTGGGATTCTTGTGGAGTCAAGGACATTCCTACTTTAGCAAAAGCTTATGGAATAAAATGACACCGACTGAAAAAAGAATAACTGAGATAGTTGAATATGCTCTTCATTGTGAAGAGACAACTGATGCTGTTGAGGCTCTAACAAAATTGATTTCTGAATCATATTCTGAAGGATATAGTTTTGCAAAACGAGAAGCTGGATTAGTGGAAGAAGCATCAATAGCACTATCGGCAGATTAAGGAAATACAAAAATGAAGAATATCAACGTAGCAATCATATATACGGGACCTAATTGAACATGGTGTGCTAGAGTAAAGGATTTACTCCAAGAAAATAATTACACTGTAGAGGAAATTCCAATTGCATTGGTGGTTGGAGAACTTAGTGAGAAGTTTGGTATCCCCATTAGAACAGTACCACAAGTAGTAATTGATGATATCTTGATAGGAGGATTTACAGAAGTCGAAGCTATGATAAGAGATATAAAAACAATGAAAGAAAGTGAATGAAAATGTATCACATAAAACTTGAAAACGAAGTAGTCTATAGAACAAGTGATAAGAATAAAGCATTTAAGCAAGTTGCTAAAATGTTCCACAATGGCCATGAAGAAATATCTCTCTATGGTGGTAGAATAGGAAAATGGTGGAATGGATAATATGAGAATTCACATTCAATATAAGGGGGCTTGACAAATTAAAAAAGCATGATATACTTATAGTAGAAGTTAAACAAGCCAAACAATTAAGTTTGGATGATAATTTTCTAACACACTAGGAATGATCCTAGATTTTTCGAAAGAACAAGATGAAACAGAAAAATGATTTAGTAGTTGTAACACCATCAATGCTTGGTGATTACATTAACCCCACCCCGACTCCCCTTGACAAAAACCAAAGCTTTTCTGGGCTATCAGAAGTTAGTTGGCTAAAATCCGCCGTTGCTGGTACTGGTGGAGTTGCTCCAGGCGAATTCGCCACTCTCGACACTCAAAATCGAGCCTTTCAGAGAGAAAGGGTTGCTTCATTAGACTTTGAAGTAAAAATTCTACATACTATCTTGGGAAATGATTATAAGTCAGTTCCTGAAATTCACATGAGAGTAAAACGTAAGGGTAATGTCTGGAAGATTCAAATAATAGATGGACAACAACGTGTAATGGCGATACTTCGCTTCTTGGATGATAAGTTTTGTCTCCCATCTAATTTTATTATCAATACAGGAGAAACCAACGTAAATCTTGGTGGAATGAACATTAGGGATCTGAAAGATAAAGAACCAGCTATGTACAACCGTATTATAAATTACGGGGTAAGGTGTCGCTGGTATGAAAATCTCTCAGACGAAGAAACCTCAGATTTGTTTACTGAACTTCTCAATAATGTAACTCAAATGAAACCCCAAGAAATCAGAAATGCTGTTCTTGGGCCAGTTTCTACATATGTTAGAGACAAAGTAAGACCAATAGGCTCAATGCCTTTACACCCACTTTTTGCTAGGATGACTTTAAATCCAGGAACTACTAAAGAAAAGCAAGTAATGAACCTTTTCAATATTAGTTTAGGTGGTCGAATGGAAATGGACGAATGGCTCACTGAGCTCATCTATCTTAAGTCTGCAGACTTTCGTGGAGGAATTAAGGGTCAAACACATTTGACGGAATGGTGGAAAGATGTACAGAGAAATGGAATATATAAAAATGGATTCACGGATAAAAAGAAAATCGATTCTCTTTTGAATCTAGCACATGAGGTTCTTGTAGCGGCAAATGTGTCGTACGCAAACAAGATGAACTCTATGAAGTCGTTAATGTTAGTGTTATATGCTGACGAACTTAAGAGTAAATACGGCAAAATCATTGCTGGAACTTATGTTAAGAAATTCTTTGAAGTCTATGAAAAATGGGATAGTCCGGATCAAGTAGTTGCCGCGATTAAAGGTGGTATAACCCAATTAAATGGATCAGTATTACCAGAATTTAATAACTTGTTTAATGGTAAGAACGCGAATGCGATTGGAACTATTTGTACGATTCTAGATCACGAATTCAGTAAGGATCCAGAAGGTTTTGGAATTATTGTAATTGATCCCAATGATACCTTTTCCGATACTCAGAAGCATCAGAAATGGATAGAACAGGGGAAGACAGATTACTACACTGGGCTTCCTTTAGACTACGCAGATGCTGCGGGTGATCATTACATTCCACGTTCATGGGGAATTAAAATGGGTGGAGTAACAGAAACTCATAATTTAGTGATTACTTCTATCGCTAATAATCTCAAAAAATCCAATATGGGAGGAGATGAGTTCAAACAACTTTTGCGGATGGGAAAATTCTCGGAGAAGGTTTGTAGTTAAATCATTACCCTGCTCGGCAACGTCCTCATTAGAGGTAATAGACACTATGGATTTGAGTAGTGTGACGGACGAGCAGGGTTCATTTAAAGTTTGAATAAACACTTGACTTCCTGACCTACCCATGATATAATGGTCCATGAAGGTAGGGGATTAACCCCTTCCAACTAACCTGAAAGAGATTGATTATGAGTAATTTGAAAGTAGCAGAAACGATTTTGAGTCAACTTGGTGGAAATAAATTCCGAGTTATGACAGGTGCCAAAAACTTTGGTGGAACTGAAGATTCTCTTTCAATGAGAATTGGCCGAAACAGTTCAAATTCAAACTATCTGAAAATCACATTGAACTCAATGGACACTTACGATATGAAATTTTGTAAGTTGACCAGAAAGTTTGAAGAGAAGTCTGTTACAGAATACAACAATATTTACAACGATATGTTGACTGACCAGTTTACAGCCCATACAGGGATGTACACTTCATTATTTTAAAGAATAATATTCAAGTTGCGACACTACATCAAACGGATACGGTTTTCTGAGATAGGATGTAATTACCCTTCCCATTCGTTTGGCTGTCAAAGACTTGGAGAATGGTCTGACATCAAGACACCAGCTCTGTAGTCGGACCACAATTGAGAATGTCTAAGGCGGCGGACCTAACCGTTAAAGAAAAAATAAACCCTTGTCATTCTCACCCAATTTTAAACTGAGTATAAGTATGAGTATGATACTAAATGGATATAATTTAAAGTTTGCAATTGTAATGTTTGTTGTATATTCTTACAGCTGTTTTTTCAGTGAATGGAATTGGTATATAATGTACATACTTAATATTGTCCAAAAAACTAACTAATATGATAGACTATAAGTTCAAGGAAGAGGAAATACTTAAAGAGGTCAAAGATTACATCGATTCGACTTATGATCAACATTATGCTTCTGGTAAAATTCAATCAACAGAATTTATTATAGATGCAGGTCATGGACTCGGTTTTGCTATAGGCAATATTATAAAATATGCTCAACGATATGGCAAGAAGGGTGGATATAATAAAAAAGATTTACTCAAGGTTATTCATTATGCTATAATATCCTTGTCAATAACTAATCAATCACACCTAACTTTGAATGAGGTGCTTCAAAGTGTAGCTAAGGAAAAATGATATGATGACTACTAGTAATATTTCAGGGGGTATACAAGATATAGAAGAAAAAATAGTACCTCCAACTCTTATAACAGTTTCGGGTAAAGGGCCTATCACCATCAAGGGTAATGTTGTCATTCAAAGGAAAAGTGTAGATACCTCTGATTCTAAGGTGATTTTGGACAGCCCTGCTGGAGAAGGAAAACCCATTGTATTGTGTGGGTGTGGAGCATCTTCTAATAAACCATTCTGTGACAATTCACATAAGCAAAGTACTTTTTGGGATTAGTGAAATGTATAGACCTTTACCAGATAATGTAACAATAAAAGAATCCCCTATTGATGGGTTTGGTCTATTTGCTACTGAGCATATTCTAAAAGGATCTTATATTGGTATAGTACACTATGCTAATGAGGGTTCTCCAAATGGAGTTATACGAACACCACTCGGTGGATTTGGAAATCATTCGAATACACCCAACTGTTTTAAATTCACCAAAGATAACAATTCGTATTCAATAATTGCTATAAGAGATATAGAACTGAATGAAGAGATAACTTGGAGCTACACTCTTTATAAGATAGAATTATGAATCATCCATTCAGATTACATGATGACGCAGATGATCCCAATTGGACACAGGATCAACCCAGAGATAAAGTTACCCTGTTCTGGTACAAACATCTAGGGAAAGAGCCGTGGTATTCGTGGAAACAATGGTTACTGATGGGATTGCTGATGAATCCCTATATACATATAATAATTCTATCAATAATAATTATTCTTGCTCTGTGGATTTAGGAAAATGGATAAAAGAAAACCCCTTAAAGAATACTATTTCAGAGAGACTTGTAATCCTATCAAATCTGATGATGGGAGCATCACGTACACACTTCGATGCTTGAAAGATAAAGATGAAACACCATGGGTGAAGAGAAAGCTGATACGCAAGTAGAATTTAAAGAAGAGAGGCAGATGAGCAAGGCAGTAAGTCTTGCTATTGAACTCCGAAAGGAAAAGAAACGTCTGCAAGAAGACCTTGAGGATATGCAGGCTCAGTTTGAAGAAGTCTCTCCTAGTACACCTTCGGGTGGTCCAGACTCTTACCTCAAATGGATAGGTGTAGTTGCTGCTATATTTGGAATATTTCTCCAGAATGCAGGATTACCTCTATACGGTCAAGTCTTCTATATTATTGGTACTGGCTGTTGGACGGCTGTAGGATTTTATTGGAATGATAAGGCGGTTATGTTAGGTAGCGTGATTCCAGCAACTTCAGTGGCGATGAATTTGATACAAAAATTAGTAGAAATATATAGGTAATAAGAGTATAAAATTATGTATGGATTAAATCGATATGTGTGTGATGTTCTTGAAGAGATGAGAACAAGTGTAAAAACATTGAATTTTGCAATGATCCCTTCTCTCATTGAAGAGGTACAGACAATGGCAAATCGTATGGAAATGGCACTAGAAGACATGAAAGACTTGAAGGTGTTGAAGGAAGAAATTGTCGATAAGAAGGAAGAGTTAGATTCACTGAAAGATCAGATTAAGAAGCTTGAGAAGAAGAAGAAAAAGAAATAATGCTGGTGTAGCTCAGTTGGTAGAGCGCGAAACTTGTAATTTCGATGTCACGGGTTCAATTCCTGTCACCAGCTCCATATATGCGAGTAGTTGTCGGCAACACTTTGGAATTCCATTCTGAAGAACTTGGTTCGACTCCAAGTGCTCGCTCCATAATCAAATAATCAAGTAAAATGAAATCTAAAAATATAATAAAAATTAACATTGGTGGATATGGTGGCGAATTCGTGCTAGGTACAATTACTAAAGAACAGCACGACTATTGGAAAGCACAGCAAAATGACAAGCTAGAGGATTATGCACTAGATGCCTTCGATTATGTTAAAGAGAACAAAACTCCAGAAGACATGGATTTCCTTGAGCAAGAAGGATGGCACGAGTGTGATAATATAGCACATAATTATGGATGTGATATGGAATCAGCATGGATAGAAATTACTCTACCTGATGACTCTTCTAGCACATACGATAATGCATATGAACTCAGGGATATGTTTGAAAATAAGAAATTAAACCATCTACAGTATTCTCCGTATGATGAAATGATTCGTGAGGTAGGGCAATGCTATACATCTGATGAAACCAGTTATCCACAACCCGAAGGACACTATTTCACAGCATATTCTTCAGAGAAGGGGCAATTCATCTACACTGAATTTGAACTACCTGAGCATCACGTTTTCGATGAATCACGATTGGTGTTCTTCTCAACAGACATAGATGGCAATGAATTTCTAGAATCCATAGCATATATCTATCCAGATGATTCACCTAATGAACCAACGGATTTAGACAATGAGGGCGGTGATACCAGAGGTAAAGGATGGGAATGCAACCTGTTTGAAATAGCAAATAATCCAGTTCTTTTTCCACATACAGAAGAAGAAGAAAATCAATCAAGTCACAGACCACGTAATAAAGCAAGGCATATATGAACATTCATGATAAAGACAGAAACATTCTCGTAGATGAGATATTGTCAAACTATAAGTCGAAACTAGATGACCTTACTATGTCAGAGTTAGAGGAAGAACTAGAGGCTGAAGAGTCTACAACAAAGTTTGGAGAGATTCCATATTCAAACTCAAGACAAGAGAGTAGAGGCGAGATAGAATGGGATGGTGCAAAGGTGTATGACAAAAAGAAGAATAAGAGAAGATCATTGAATGACCAGCTTCAATTCGACAGAATGATGGCGAAGTGGGAAAAACATAAAGAGTATAGTAAACAAACATCAAGAGAAGATCTTAGGCAAGAACCTAGGCGTCAGAGCGAGAAATGAATAATTCAACAGAAAGTCACACTCCCATATTTTATAAAGGGATCAGAGACCTTACGAACACCAATATGTGCTATAGATGTGATTGGTGTACTACAGGATTCAATCAGATATTTTACCTGAGACAGATAGCCATAGAGTACTTCATTTGTGGTAAATGTATAGACTATTACAAGATTACAAATGAAAACATATGGAGACTCAAGTATGTAGAGAATATGACAGAATGGAGAGAGACAAGAGTATCAATGTTCTTTCCCTATCCAATAGGATTTGAATGAGCCTGATTTCATATCAGTCATTAGTATAAGATAAGTCAAAGAAAAGAGGAGAGAACGTCAGAGAACAACACAAAAACTGGCAACTTTTTGTGACAAGATTACCCCTGGCTTGCTCCATATGAGCATGTAGTAGCAGGCGGCGACGGTAGAAGAGCTAGGAGACGGCCATATAAAAGAAAGCAATTAAAACCGTAGTGTAGTAGTCGTCTTAGTGACCCTTTTTTCAGTGGAAATTTTTTTCGACTTGACATTTCAGCTAGATAGTGTTATAATAGAGAGGGGGAACACCACCCGCTCCCCCCAATACACCACAAATACACCCCAATACTACCACATACACCACCCGCGGACCACTTGACAAATGGAAATACCGTGGTATAATAAGCCTGTAGGGCGAGTAACCACACGCCAGAGGCACTGAGAAGCATACTATTGTGGAGTAATTCGTCAGCGCCTGGTAAGGACCAATGAATAAATCAAATAAAAAGCATATAAACCCTTGACTTTACTAGCTACCTGTGGTATAATGGTCCATGAAGGGTGAGAGAGGAATGTGAGAACCCCTCTTGAGACTTCCCTGTCTCTAGGTGAGTGGGTGACTGATCTTCTCAATCAGATTACCAGCAGGTTAAAAGGTCGTCTAACGACCAGTGTCTAGGTGAGGTTCGATTCCTTTCCTAGTCTCCCTTGATCCTGATGTTTTATAGAGAATGTCTAAGGCGGCCGTATCCTATTGTCGTGGTTAAAGAAAAATAAACCCTTGACATTCTCAATAAACCATTAAGTCGAGTAGAACAATTCGTCAGCGCCTGGTAAGGACCAATGAATAAATCAAATAAAAAGCATATAAACCCTTGACTTCCTGAGCTACCTGTGATAAAATGGTCCATAGGAAATGAGGAATAACCCCAACAGAGAGAGCTATTGTAGAGGAAGATGACCTTAACCAGAATAGGGAGAACTAATTCGACTCCCCCCTCATGGTATCCCATACTACACACCTGTAGTATGACGGCTGATTGGGTACAGGGAAAGAGAGTTTAGAGACAGCATACGACACTTGTAATTTGTGTAGATCCGAATGCATTAACCTCCGACTTCGTGAGGTGTCGTATCATATCCAATAGAGAGAGAGAACAGTCGATGTAAAGTAATACGGTCAGAAAACAATAGTGGTGTAGAGGGGGTCTTCGGATAGCCGCATAAGTTTCCCACAGATGGAGAAACCAATATCCCCTCATCCTTTTTTCACAATATAACAGAGAAGATGTTAGCATGAGTAATCTATTTGAAAAAGAAACAGACAACGAACTAAGAGAAATTCTGAATGAGAGTAGCCGCCCTAGGGAGTTTATTCCTGCGCAGGAGCTCTATTTTGATGCTAAAGTCCAGCCGATGCCTGACATGGTAAAGGTGATGGGCTATGAGGTAATAGAAGGACAACGTTACAAAGTGGTTCAGATCTAGTTCCTGGCGAGGGACCCCGTTTTAGCTGTGGCCGAATAGTTGCGGTAGGGGTCCCTCGGCATATGTAACCCCCTACTAATATGTTCTAATACTGGTCGATGCGGTCAAAACTTTTGACTGCATATTCAATGGAGAAGTACCTGCATTACTGGCCGTTTTAGCTGTACTCAGAACAACGCCCCACAATGGAACAGGCAAATATATTTTCCTGTTTTTATAGAGGAAACGGTTAGGGAAACTAACCACTCTTTTATGATCTGTTAAGGTTGTCTTAATGGTTCAACAGATCATAAAAGAGTGGTAATAGAGAAAAGAGAAGAGATGATATGCACTAACTGTAAACGTACAGGGTGGAGAAAGGATACTGGAATAGACGTAAGTTATCTATTCAACTGTCAAGAAGGAATAGGACATGTCTGCTCCCCTACTTGTAAAGAAGAGCTAATAATTAACCTGAAGAATAAATCACATTGGAGAATGAAAAAAAATGAATATATTTTATCTAGATAAACGCCCAGACGACTGCGCGGAAATGCACGCAGATAAACATTGTGTGAAGATGATACTAGAATATGCGCAGCTATTGTCTACAGCACATAGAGTACTAGATGGAGAGGCGGCGCCTGCATCGACTTACAAGATTACACACAAAAATCACCCTAGTACAATCTGGACACGTTCATCTAGCCAGCACTATGATTGGTTGTTTAGATTGTTCAGAATGTTGAGCGCAGAGTATTCTATGCGATACAGTAATGAGAAGCACGGATTTAAGGTTCACAAGACATGGGATAAGCTTGGTAAAATTTTAGAGACTCCCCCAAAAAATATTACAGACAATGGCTGGAAAGATCCACCTCAGTGTATGCCAGATCATTGTAAGAATGATGACACTGTAACTGCTTACAGGAATTATTATATGACAGAGAAGGCATCAATATCTGTATGGAAATACTCTAATATGCCTTCATGGTTTATAAACACTTGACTTCCTGAGCTACTTATGGTATAATGGTCCATGAAAGGTGGCGAAAGGTCGAAATATTCGACCACAAACTACTGGGTAATCAGTTGGGTAATCAGTTGGGTAGTCAGTTGGGTAGTCACAAAAAGTGGCAACATTTTGGTCACAAACAACCATGAAATCAGGGAACAGAGTGGTTCTGTCCTGAAAACCGCTTAATTGAAAAAGAAAAGGAAGATATGGAAAATAATGTAGTAGAGGGAATGAAGAATTTGAGGGCTCATATGATAGAAGATTATAATAGTTGGTCAATGAGATGTCGGACGGTTGAATCAGATGGAAAAGAGTTTATTCGTGTGACTGAAATCCGAGAAAGAATGGAAAAAGAATATGCTGATAAACTTAGTTATGAAGTAAAAAACAAGTATATTAAAGTATCATCTGGTGGAAGTGTTTGTTGTTTTGTTGTGAATGTCCACAATGATAAGAAGTTTAGATTCGGTGACATACTGAAACCTGCTGGATGGGCGGGGCCTACAAAAAACTTTGCACGTGGAAACATTCTTGAGAATGATTTTCGTGGAGTACGTTGGACGGGTTGTTAATTCTTTTTTAGTCTCGCTCTATCCATCTCTTCCTTGAGGTGGATATTTTGATGTATGAATAATTTTTCTAAATCTTCAAAAGTGATATCACACTCATAACATGAAGCCCATCCATGTTCTTTGTAAAAAACCTTATTATAATATACGTCTTTGTTCATTTGGAATTTCTTTTTATTTATAACTTATAAACCCTTGACTTTATCAGCGAAATGCTGTATAATGGTCCATGAAGAGTGAGGATAACCCCATTCATTTTAATAAATAGAAAAAAGAGGATATTATGTGTAGATTGAGATGTTTTTATGAGTGTTCGGATGGAACGATGGGATGGGCTGAAATAGTTCTTTCCTATGATGACGATATTGCAGGCCATATCAAACATATGAGTATTGGTGGTCGAATGGTAATATCAGAACATATTGACTTGGTGTAATTATGAAAAAATTATTATTAACATTGTTGACAGTTTCTACATTTTTTAGTGTGGTGTCCGCAGCCTCTTATGAGACAAATTATAAACTGAAAGTACTCAGTCCCATGCATAGTTCGAATACGGCTTTTGGGGAACTGTTTCATAGTGTATGTGTAGAGAGTGTTAAAGGTCGTAAAAATAAAGACATGATGAAATGGGGGAAAGCATTTTTTAGGAGTACTAATACTGTCTGGGAACCTTATCGATGTGCGGCTAACGGATGCGATAGTATAATCAATAGAGCACGTGTAGATGAAAGATGTTCAGCTATTATAGTTGGTATGGAAGTTGAAGATTTACCTGTAGTTCCTAGAGGACTTGTATGTAATGCTATTGGTGGGTGTAGGGTAGATACTGACACTGGAGAATGTCCTGATTGTGTCATAGAAGAAAACTTATAATATAGAGAATTAAACATGAGTGATAAAAAACGTTATCGACAAGAAGGTGCTTTAAAACGTACTGAAGAATCTCTTCTTAAATGGGAGCAAGAGCTAAAATCTAATAAAGATGATGATTTTACAAAACTCATCAAGAAAAAAATTGAACGTACAAAGACAACAGTTGAAAATACTAAAAAGAATATGAGATAACCTAATCATTCTGAGTAGGTGGTGGTATTGGTCAGAGGTAGAAGGAAGCTTCGTTGAGTGGACTTCTAGGGTAACTTCCCCTTCAATGACTCTGAGGTAGGAATGTTATGTGAGTAAGTTGCAGTCCGAATGACTGCATATACAAGAGCGGTGATGACGATTCGTGAGAAGTTCGCAGACCCAAGGTTCTTGGTATCGAAGTACAAGGGCGAGCTCATGGTTGTTTCATTTTTTTATATTATATATATTAATATAACGGGACTTGGGGAGAGGGAGCTAGCTGACCTCAAAAAGTGCTGCTGACACATGTGAAATAAGGAGTACTCAAATATTTCACGTACAGCCCCTAGGTCCCCTTTTATAACCTTTTAAAAGAAATATATTAATATGTCAGAACGAAGACAATGGAATGAAATGCAATCTCCTCAATGGAGATATTTACTACAAGAGCAGAATCGTTCCAAACACAAAAAAAATAAAACCCGAAATAATGATGCATTATTAAAACAACAGAATTCTCCCCCAGTAACAGAATCTAAGCTCAATGCTGAAGAGGAACTAAAATCGTTGATATCTTCTAGAAAAAAGAAACTCGATGACTCCCAATCAACTAATGGTAATATAGATAAATACTAAATAGTTACACAAACTTTTAATATTAATCAAAGGAAGAGAAAATGGCTGAATTACAATCAACGAATATTACTGGAAGTGCAACTGTCTCTACAACATTAGGTGTTACAGGATCCACAACTCTAGCTGAAGTAACAAGTTCAGGAGATGTAAAAATAACATCTGGAAGTCCAGCACAATATCGAATTTGTAGACAACAATCTGGAACATCAGGATTAGTTCAATGGATAGATTTTGCAGTATATGACACTAACGGTTCAACCCGTTTATTTTAAAGGACTAGGAATAAATGGCTGAGCAAAGACCTTTTTATTTTAATGGTAGTACATCTGCATTCAGTTTAAGAAGAATGACAGATACTAATATGGCATTGTTGAGATACAATCTACGATATGCATATGCTCAAGTTTTGAATAGTAACGGTAATGGAAGATTATATACAGGTGGATCGAACAATGTAGGCCAAGCAATTGATACAGAGCGAACACAAGGATATGCTCAACAAGCTCGGAATAACTCTGGAGGAGAAGATTGGCCAGGATATCCTGCTACAGGAACTTTAACCCGTTCCACTACTACTTTTACTCAAACTAGGAATAATGCAACATTTCCTTCTGCTGCTAATTTACGTGATTACGGTTGGTTGTATTGGCAAGGCTCTACAACATCTTTTAATATGAGAGTAATTTCAGCAGAACAAGATTTTGTTGATACTATTTTAAGTGACACTATATCAGAAGCGGTTTCAGGTGATGAAGTAGGAACATATAGAATATCTACAGGATCTCCTGGCAGTGGATGGGGAAGTAAAGGTGCTGTATTTGTTAATAAAATTTACAGTAATGCTGGGCAAACTACTTGGAATCTTTATCTTAAAACTTCTGCTGGAAGTCCAGGAAGTTCAACAAATCCTGTAGGATATAATGGTGGATTTAAAGCACGATCTGTCGCTTGGAATGGGAGTTTAGTTCAAACACTTCTTCTTCCTATGTTACATCGAAGAGTTGCTAACAACGGTGCATTGAATTATAGTATTAATGGATCTGGGACTGGACGTGGAACTATGATTGATACACGTTATAGTAGTGATACAACTAGTCAACAGTTTTCCAATCCGTGGTATAAGAGATGGCGTACTCCTTCTGGTGGACAATCAAATAATGCAACTTATGAACTAAGAGTTCGAACTTCTTAATATTATAATGGAATTTAATTATGAAAAAAAATATCCCCAATGACAATGCCTCTTTTCCAAGAGGTATCCTTTCAGCAATTTTTTTAGACCCTGACGCAACTGCTATAAAAATATGTTCAACTGGTGAAACTCTGATTGATGGTCTTCCGGAAGCACTAACCGATGTTTGTCAAGTAGATCCAGAAAGTCCGATGTTTCAAGACTTAATGAAACTTACTACACTTGACGCAATAGAAGAAGATTCAATAGAAAATACTAAAATTGAAATATCTAATTGGCAGAAGTTTGATGCATGGGAAAAGGGTATAGCTGAAGTTCCTGAACCCACTATTGAACAACTTGATGTTCATTGGAGTTTGAAAAATTTAATAAAAAATGTAACAGAAGATTTTACCAAAGAAGATTTATTTGCTTTAAAGTTAGATGTCTTTGCTACTGATGTTGTAACTAATAGTGAGGATAGAGAAAAACGTTCTGCTATTAGAAAAGCTAAAACTCCGTTAGAAATATTAGTATGTTATAATGCTATGTTATGAAAAAAATATTAATAACTGGACATTCTGGTTATATTGGTTCTAATCTCTGGGATTGGTTAAAATCAGATTATAAATTATTTGGTATAGATAAACCAATAGATTTAGTTGATTGCTCTTTATCTGAATTTATAGATGTTGATTTTGTTATACATTTAGCTTCACTTACAGGTGTCCGTGAAAGTATTAAGAACCCCCACCAATATTTTTCAAATAATATTTTAAGTACCACTAGAATATTTGATGCCTATTCTTCCACAAAAACTAAAATACTATTTGCCTCAACATCTGCTGTTGGTGAATTAGCAAGTCCTTATGCAATGTCAAAATATGCTTGTGAATTATTGAAACCTAAGAACTGTACAATCATGAGATTCTTCACTGTATGGGGTGGTAAAAATTACAGAAAGAATATGTTGTATGGATTAAGCAAAGATGATAAATTGGAGTATATAACTAATCAGAGTAGAGACTATACCCATATTGATGATGTGTGTAGAGCAGTGAAACTGATTATGGAAAAAGGTGATAGTAATGAACTCTACGAAGTAGGAAATGGCCAGTCAATAAAAAATGTTGATTTTTTGAGTAGTGTAGGATATACTAAATCTTTACCGATTAAAGAAGTTACAGGTGAATCAATCAGTACATGTGCAGATAACACAAAATTAAAAGAACTAGGTTGGTAATGAAAATATTAATTTTTAGCATCAGCAACTGAAATTCGAAGAAACCTAAATAGTAAGAATCGTGATGATCCTCATTGATTTCCATTTTCGATACCTAGTAAAAATGGAGGAACTCTTAAGACCAAACCACTATAATTTTAATTACTATAGAAAGCTCGCTCTATGTATTATTATACGGAACTATCGCTTTTTCAAGTCGAAACAGCATCTTCACAATTTCACTTTGCAGAACAGCAACAAGCAGTAGATGAATATCAAAAACTTGTAACTCAAGAAATACCTTGTGAATTATATAAAGATGGTCAAATGAAAATGAAATATAATCCACAATAAACAAGAGATTATATTATGAATATAAATTTACACGCCAGAAATATTGATATCAAATTCCGTGCTGCAATCTATGCTATGGGCGAGTTTGCTATGTTCAGACTCGTTCCTTCCACACGATTACGAAATAATATCACACTCAATATTCATTTGAAGCACCATGTAGTAAATGGTGAAGCTAAACTATCCGAATTTACCAATCCAAAAAAACCTAGAGAATTTAAAATTATAATAGACCCCCATCGTGCTGAGATAGATGACTTTAATAGAACTCTGACCGATACTGAATGGAGTCATGCAATTCTTAGACTTCTTGCTCACGAACTGGTTCATGTTAAGCAATATGTAATGGGCGAACTCAAACCTGTTAACAATGGATTCTTATATCAGAAAACTTTTTACTCACCAGATAATTTTGATGAATATTTTGAACAACCATTTGAAATAGAAGCCCACGGCCGAGAGCGAGGTTTGATGTATGCTTTCATGGAGAGATGGAAAAATATAGAAAAAGACATGGGAATGAATTTATAATGTATAAACACTTGACTTCTTGAGCTACCTGTGATATAATGGTCCATGAAGGTTAGGGATTAACCCTTTCCAACAAACCTGAATACGAGATTGATTATGACATATTGGAAAGCAAAATTAATTATCAAAGATAAACTCCACAAGACAGAACTTTTTGAGTCTGTAGAAAAGGCAAGACTTTGGAGTATGAAAGAATCTAAACTTGCAGTATCACACCGAATGTTTAACGATACAAGCATTGTTACAGAAATAACCTCACACGAGTTTGCATAAAATGAAATGGATAGAAGAAATATTTACATTGGTAATTTTGGCTGGGTGGTTTTACCTGACCGCAATTGTTATTTTAAGTTTATAATTTAAACGAGAATTGATTATGAAAATGTGGGAACAACAGAAAAATTATAAAAAGTTTTTAGAATCACTAAAAGCTAAATCAAATAAAAAATAAAGAGATTGTATTATGAGTATGGAACTACATACATTGAGAGCAGTAAAAATAACGAAGAACATTTTTGAACTACGAAGAATAAATACAGAACTACGAAAGTTTCAACAGGTAGTAGAAGTTCTGGAAATTCGAAAATCAGAATTAGAAAACAACATAGTATAATATTGAATTTGTTGAGTAAATGACACCTTGTAGGCGGAGCGGAGGTAGACCGCATGCGTTTGTACAAGTGCTCTACTCTGGAGAAATTTAATGTGTTATGTGGGAAGGCCAACGGTATACGCCACAGGACGATACATAACTTAGGGGGTGACTTGTGGAGTTTCATTGAAAGATATGAAGGTGCTCAATCATTCGCACATCCAGAGCTCTGCTCAACAATTATTTTATGGGGGAACGCCAAAGCGAGAGAGTTGGGCCAGACTGTAAATCTGGTGGCTTATGCCTGAGTAGGTGCGAATCCTATTTCCCCCACCAACCATTCATTAAAATTTAATTAGAAAATATTATGAGAGTAGCACCAGGCTGTTATTTTGAACAAGAAGAAGAAGAATCAATAGACCCGATACGAGGAGTAAAAACTTCTGCAAATATTAAAGAACCTACTTATCGTAGAAAATCTTTTTTAGAAGATATACCAGACAATTATTCAGAACGTATTATGAGATTAAAGGGTACTACAAGAATTGTACCGGAACGAGAGGTACGAACACCAGAAGGTTTTGCGATAGCAATAGCTTACAATAAATCAGGATATCAAGTAATCCCCAAAGAAGATTTAAAATATGAAATACGATAGATTTAATTTAGAAGAAGAAATTCAAAATGTTTGGCAAACTAAAGATGACTTGGTTGCTATAGCAGAAAGACATTATGATGATCCAGATGACTCAATGACAGAAGATGAAATTTCAAATGTTTTGTCTGGGTTGAGTGAATTACATGAAATTCGATGCAGGAAATTGTGGAGAGTTTTTGAAACAATGATCAAAGAAAAATGCTTTGATTAAATTAACACCTTTATGAGATATGATAATGGCTACAAAAAAGAAGAAAGAGACGCAAGCACAAAAAGTAGATCGAATGGCGAAGTTGAGAGCTAGAAAAAAGCCTGCTGAATATAAGAATGTACATCCGTATGTTTTATCTCTTACTGATGAAGATCCATATTCTTTGGTTAATGTTAAAAATTGGATTAAACATAATAAAGAAATGATCGCCATGCTTACTGCTCAATCACGGAATAAAGAAATGTCTGTAAAAGACAAACAACGTGCCTTGACAACAGCAGAAAATAAAAAAGCATATATTCGACACATAGAACATTACATTAGAACTGGTGACTGGATAGGGATGTTTAGTGGGCAAGATGAGACGAAAAAAGTGATTCCTCGGTGTGTTGCGATGGCATATGAACCAGATGGTACACCAAAACGAACTGTAGGTATATTCTATCCAGATATTAATGCTGTATGGACAAACGAAATGGAAAATCGTCCTGTGAATGTTCAACCCCAAAAGAGGATGGCATTAACTGACAGGCAATTTGATGCATCGTTATAGTTATACTTGACAAATCATGATTATGTGGTATAATAAATACTATACAACCTAAATTATTAAGATTGGAAAAAATATGGTAAAGGCAGTGAATCAAGAAGAAAATTTTGAAATATTAGCCCCTCCTCAACAAACCTCCGCAGCAGATTCAGTAACGGTATCTAACCCAGATGATGAGGTTGATTTTGAAATTGATTTCGATGGTGATTCTGGTACTCCAGCTGAACTTGCTACATCAATAAACGCGATGGGTGGAACGGAGCTTATGAGAAAGTGGCTCTATACAGAAATAGAACAACGTGAACCAGGACTCATAGATCAATTTCAATTTATCTCTACAAGAGTTAGAGAACTTGAAGAAGATAAAAAAAGAGTTCTTTGGATACATGATCTCGCTCAAGACCCAGAAGTTCAACATTTAAAAAATAAAGAAAATTGGGACAAGTTTGAGCGTGTAGTATTTGTTAGTCACTGGCAGCAATATCAATTTTATGTGTATTTAGGATTTCCGTATGAACGTGGAGTAGTAATACAGAATTCCATATATCCTATTCCAGAACATACGAAACCAAAAGAGGGTGACAAAATAAATGTGTGTTATTTTTCTACACCTCATCGTGGACTTGAAGTATTATTAAATGCTTGGGACTTCATGAGGAATACTCTCAAGGAAGGATTGGATGCGGAGTTAAACATTTATTCTAGTTTTCAGATATATGATCGTGGACACTTAGATGAACAATTTAGACACATATATAAACGTGCTAAAGATACAGAGGGTATTAATTATCATGGTACAGTATCAAATGATGAAATCCGCGAAGCATTGAAGACACAACATATCATGGCATATCCAAGTGTATACGAAGAAACTAGTTGTATTACTTTGATTGAGTCAATGAGTGCTGGATGTTTGGCAGTTGTTCCTAATCTTGGAGCTATTCCAGAAACTGGAGCAAACTTCCCTTGGATGTATGGTTATGAACAAGACCCAGATAAACATGCACAAGTACATGGTCATATTTTAGGGCGTGCAATTGAGCATTTTTGGGATGATGATGTACAAAATTTATTGAAGATACAACGTAGTTATTTTGATATGTTTTATAATTGGCAATTACGTGGTGGACAATGGCAACAGTTCCTTCACGCAATTCAGTCACCTATAGAAGTAATGGAAACTGACGAAAACCAAAAAAAGATACATGGCACTATTAGTTGATTTTTCACAAATCTTTATTGCTTCATATATGACAGCAGGAAAGTATGGTGATACTAGTATGGATACGTTGAGGCCATCGGTATTAAATTCACTACGACAATATAGAACTAAGTTTGCTAGTGAATATGGTGAATTGGTTTTGTGTTGTGATGACCGAAAATCTTGGCGGAAAGAACTCTTTCCGAATTATAAAGCATCAAGAAAAAAGGCGAGAAGCTCTAATTCTCATATTGATTGGCAAAATCTATACGAAAGTTTAAACGTATTGAAAGCTGAATTAATAGAGTGGTTTCCATATAAAGTTTTACAAGTTGAAAAAGCTGAAGCTGATGATATTATCGCTGTCTTAGTAGAACTATCTAGTGAGAGAACTTTGATCTTGTCAAGTGACAAAGACTTTATTCAACTCCACCAATTTAATGTTCGACAATATTCCCCTATACAAAAGAAGTTTATTGACGGAGATGCTAAGTGGTCACTTCATGAAAAACTTATAAGAGGTGATGTGGGAGATGGTGTTCCAAATATTTTATCGGATGATAATGTGCTTGTTGATGAAGGAAGGAGACAAACTCCAATATCTAAGAAGAAGGTTTCTGCTTGGTTTGATTTGGAACCAAGTATGTTTTGTAATAATGAAATGTTACGTAATTTCAATAGAAACAAACAATTAATTGATTTGGGTGAAATTCCTAGTACAATTCGTATAAATATATCTAATCAGTTCGAGAAACCACATGTTGGAGATAGAAAACGATTACTTACATATTTTGTAGAACATAGATTAAAAAACCTAACAGAGAACTTATCGGAGTTTTAATTTATGGCACTTAGTATACCAATTATATTTGAGGACATCGCAAAGGCAAAATCTATTACAGAACGTAAAAAGATTTTGCTGGAAAATAAATCCACACCGTTAATGGAATTGTTAAAATATGCATTTCATCCAGATATCAAATTTGCTCTGCCAGAAGGCTCACCTCCTTATAAAACGGTAGGTTCACCAGACGAATATAACCCCACTTATCTATATCCCAATATTAGAAAATTTTATTTATTCATTGAGGGTGGTCATAGTAGTCTGGGTCAATTAAGAAGAGAGCAATTATTTGTTCAGATGTTAGAAGGATTACACCCGACAGAAGCGGATTTGGTAATTCAAATAAAAGATAAAAAGTTGAACTATCGGGGTTTAACTTATAATTTAGTAAAAACAACTTTCCCGGATTTAATACCATAATGGCAAATTTAAAAAATTTAGATGACAGAATAGTAAAATTTAAGCGTACGTCTAGTAGTGGCGAAGCAGTAACAAAAGAAGTCGAGATTCGAAAGTTACTCGCAACAGCTGGTGTACCACGTTCTTTAACTGTCAGGCTAACAACCCCCTTAAACGTAATAACTACGTTTGACTTTGATAGGGTTACACAAAAATTTGTTGGCACATTAGGTACTTATAGCTGGGAATCGGATTTTGACTGGAAAAATTTTATTAGTTCGAATATTTTGGGCAACACTGATACGTATATTAAAAATCCGAGAAGAGCACAACGTAAAGTTTAAAAGAACGGCAACCCAAAGATAAGAGGACTATGAGAAAAATAAGTTTATTTCTTATTGTTTTCCTTGCTACTGGTTTTCTTGGTAGCATTGGTGGAACGTCAACTGTAAGTAACCAACATGAAATGGTATACGTATCAGCTGAACAACAGAAGATGAGTACTATTAGTAAGACTGTTGAAATATTACATATTAAAAATGAATTACATAATGCACAAGTAAATTGTATGGCAAAGAATATATTTTTCGAAGCAGCTGTAGAAAGTACAGCAGGAAAATTAGCAGTTGCCCAAGTAACATTAAATAGAGTAAATTCAACATGGTATCCAAATACAGTTTGTGAAGTAGTTTATGAGGGTCCAACTTATACAGCAAGTGATGGTCAACAATTACCAAAAAGAGATCGTTGTCAATTTTCATGGTATTGTGATGGCAAAGATGATATACCACCAACAAACAGTAGGTTATGGGATAGTTCATTTTCGTTAGCGCAATATGTTTTGAAAAACAATGAAAATCTCCCAGATATCACTGATGGTGCGCTTCACTATCACGCCAGATATATTAAAGCTCCAAGGTGGACGAAAAAGAAAAAAGTAACAGCAACAATAGATCAACATATTTTTTATAAGTCAATAAGACGGTGAGATAAAACTATTATTATGAATATATTATTTCTGGATGTAGATCCAAAAATGTGTGCTTATGCACATTGTGATGAAGATGTGAAATTGAAAATTTTAACATATACTAAAATGTTAACGGCAGCACATTATTCTTTAGATCCGGAGGGTGATATACTTAAATCCTTAGATCCTCCGGATGAATCGATTCTAGAACCAGCTTGGTGGGTTGAAGCTAATAATTCAAACTATCAATGGTTACATGATTTGTGGTTCTGGTTACATAAAGAATATTGGTATCGATATGATGCCATGCATGAGGATTGGTCTAAGTTTTATAATAAATTAAGTCATGTCCCTAGAAATATCCTAGAAGGAGAACTTACCGTACTCCCGAGCCCCACTAAAGTTGAAATTCTTGAAGATGATGTTCAAAATTCCATAGAATCTTTTAGACAAGTATATTCGAAACAATGTAAAGACACTAATGCTAAATGGGGTGGATTAGTTGAAAACATGAGAACACCTCCAAGCTGGATTGAAGCCTATGCCAACGTATGATTATAAGTGTAACCAATGTAGTTACACTTTTGAAAAAGATTTAAAGATAGCCGATAGAAAAATTCCAACAGAATCTCCTTGTGTGGAACAAATTCTACATGATGATAATCCATCTAGTCAGGGTTTTGAGGTCTGTGGTGGTGAAGTGACACAAGTAGTATCAGCACCATATTTTGCTTATGATAATATCAAGACTAAACATTTTGTACAACCTAAGGCAGTTGGTCAACTTAATGATAAACTAAATGATATGAAACAAAATATTCCAGGTAATACTTTATAATTTGATATGAAAAAGTTTAATCATTTAAGACAGTCACCAAATCTATCGTTTAACATACAACATGAATCTAGAAACGGAAAGAGATATTATGCGACTCCCAGCGGTTCCTTATACCCAAGTATCACGAGTATACTTGGAGAATTCAGCAAAACTTCAATTCTTGAATGGAGAAAACGCGTTGGAGAAACCGAAGCGAACAAAGTCTCTGGAAAAGCTTCACGTAGAGGAACCCGCTTACACGGTGTCTGTGAAAAGTATATCCTCAACGAAGAAAACTTTCTGAAAGAAGAGTTACCACACATTGCAGAATTATTCAAAACCATTGAACCATTCTTAGAACGAATCGATAATGTCCATGGAGTAGAACTTGGTTTGTATTCAGATCATTTCGGTGTTGCTGGTAGAACAGATTTGATTGCTGAGTTTGATGGTAAGCTGTCTGTGATAGATTACAAGACTAGTAATAGAACCAAGAAAAAAGAATGGTGTGAAAGTTATTTTGCACAATGTGCTTTTTATGCAGTAGCATATGAAGAACTTACAAAGATACCAGTTTCACAAGTTGTGATAATTATTGCTGTTGATAATGAACAACCTCAATTGTTTGTAGAGAAACGGAATGATTGGATATATAAAATTTGGGAAGCTAAGAAATTATATGAACTAAATAATAATGTTAAGGAATTTGTTTGATGACCTGAAAGAATAGTTAAGTAAGACGCCGGTTCGATTCCGGCCAGCTCCACCAAGGAAGATTATGGAAAAGAAATTAATGTGGCTTGCAATAATGATATTACTTGGATTGTGTTTAACTTATGCCACACTCTATATTGGGTATGATTTTCGTTGATGGGGCTGTTATGGAATTCGATTGCTAATGAAGGTATCAGAGAGAACGAATAGGGTGATTACCTACAATCAAATAACTTAATCGCAAATAACAACGATTATACCGCATATTCTTACGCACTCGCTGCGTAGATTATAGCTGAGTTAGAGGATAGTCCTCCGGCCGGTCGCTTGGAAACAGAAGAACCGGCCACCACATTCATCATAAAGGAATTAAAAATATGTCAGAGTATAGGGGTGGTTATAGAAATCAACCAGCAAGATTTATTCAGGCTGGATTTCAAAGAAAAAAATATGAAGCTACCTTAACAGCTGATTTAGCAGAACGGCAAGCAGGAGTTAATAGAGGAGAACCTAATGCTGTTAATCCTAGATATGCTGGAAGAGAAACTAATTTAGGTGGAGAAAATTACATTTTCTTTTATCCTGAAACTATGGATTTGGGTAGAGTTAAAGTTACACATATAGACAATGATTGGACCTTTGAATGGGAAGATCGAAGATATTAAAGGAAAAAAATGGCTGAATATATTAACGAAGAACCATGCGAGTTTATCTATAACATATCTACTGTGGAAAGAGTTGTCGATGGAGATACTATCGATGCAGTTTTTGATTTAGGTTTTGATGTACGTATATGTAATAGAATTCGTTTACTTGGAATAGATACTCCTGAGTCCCGAACAAGAGATTTGGAAGAAAAGTTTTATGGAAAATTATCCTCTGCAGCACTCAAATCGTGGGTGCATTGGGCAATATTGTCAGACAGAGATGATATTGAAATTCAATGTCGATGTCCAGAATCAG